GGCTGTTTGCAGCTTTACGCCCACCATGTAGGACAGCCACTGTTACCGGGGATGGCGATATGACCAGCCAAGCCCTCCCCGAAATCTGTACCCCCGAAGAGGTGGCGGCGTTCCTGAAAACCACGCCAGCCCACATCAAAACCTTGGCCAGAAAACGGCGGTTAAGGGCCTTTCAGATTGGCAGCCGCTGGCGGTTTCACCAAAAGGATATTTACGATTATATAGAGGAAACAAAGACATGCCCAGAAAAAACACAGGACCGCGCCTTGAGTGGCGGCAAGACCGAAGCGTTTTTGAAATCGTCTGGTTCGAGCGGGGAAGCCGCCGCCGCCAAAGCACGGGCACAAGCGACGCTGAGACGGCACGAGAGTATTATCAAGGATTCCTTGCACAGAAACCCGCCGACAACCGGCCAAGTCATCCCGATGCACGCTATATAGGCGACGTTTTGGCCTGTTATCTTGACGAAAAGGGGCCTGATATGACGATTAAGGGGTTAAGAACGCTGAAAGGGGCCTTAAAGCCCTTGATCGATTGGTGGGGCGATAAACCCGCGGGGATTGTGAATGAGCGGGCCTGTCGCCTGTACGTCAAAACCCGCGCCACAAAAACCACGGCGGCCCCCCGCTGTGAATTGGCTTATTTACGCGCCGCCCTGAATTATGATTGGCGCATGGGGCGGCTGCTGCAAAAAATCCCCGTATGGGTGCCTGCCCTGAATAAACCCAAGGATCGCTTTTTAACCCGCAGCGAGGCCGCTCGATTGTTGTGGGCCAGCCGCAAGGGCCTGTCGCGGGAATACCTGAGCCTGTTTATCCTTTTGGGACTGTATACCGGCGGACGGAAAACGGCCTTGCTGACTCTGAAATGGGGGCAGGTAGATTTTAAAAACAACCTGATTTATCTGAAATCCGACTCAGGGGCCGAAAACAAAAAGCACGCCACCATCCCCATCACGCGCCGCTTGCGGACGTTCCTGCTGTTGGCACGGAAACGGGGCACGCCCTTTGGGCCCGTGATCCACGATAACCAAGCCGCCATTGGGGATATCAAGGGCAGCTTTAAGGCCGCCTGCAAGCGAGCGGGTTTAGAGCGCGTTACGCCCCACACGCTGCGTCACACCGCCGCCAGCTGGATGGTTCAGGCGGGGGTGCCTGTCTTTGACGTGGCACGGTACCTTGGCCATACATCCAGCGCCATGGTGGAGCGCACCTATGGCCACATGGCACCCAACCACCTGCACAAGGCGGCAGCGGCGCTGGATCATCGGAAAAAGCAGTAGGAGACACCATGCAAAACGAAGTTAAGAAATTGCGACAGTTGCGACGGGTTTTGTTTGTCGTGTGGTTTCTTACCGCCATTTTATGGGGGTTTTATGATTGACCCATCCTGCCTTGTTTCAGACTGGGACGGTTACGGGGCCCATGCCATTCGTGAGAGGTCCATTGGGTATGCCAAACGCTTTTTGGCCATGTTGCCCAAGGATATCTCGCGCCCTGATCTTGTGCCCGAGCCCACGGGGGATTTGACCATGGTCTGGCGCAAAAACGGGTACCACCTGATCGTGGGCATCAGTGACACAGGCAGGGCCATCTGGGGCGGCACAACGCCCCAAGGTCACGTCCACAACGATGCTGCCTTTCATAGTCGCGTGCCCAAAACCTTGCTGTCTTTGCTTTATAAAATCGAGAGACCTATATGACCCCAACCCTCCCCGAAATCCTGAAAGAGCGCGGCGAACGCTATGGCACCTTTTGCATGAATGCCACGCTGTCCCAAAGCCTAAAAAACACCATGGCCGGTCACGATAACTGGCACCTGCTGGCCCCTCACCACAAAGAGGCCCTGCATATGATCGTCCACAAAATCGCCCGCATCCTCAATGGGGATCCAAACTATGCCGATTCTTGGCACGATATCGCGGGCTTTGCCATGCTGGCCGCGGAAGGATGCACCGATGCCCCAACCATAACCAAAGACGTCTGGCAGAGGACCGAAACGGGCTGGTTTAATCAAAGCTTGAAGGAAAGGTTGGATAAGGCTTAATCCCCCCAACGGGGGTGTTTAAAGGGGTCGAATTCGACCTGTTTACACGTCCCCCTTTACCCCAAACAAACCATGGACTATTTACCGAATTTTAGTCACGTATCTTATAAATCGCATCCCCGCCAACGGATTCAGGCCCTATGCATTCTAACCAAAGATCATCAAAATCAGGATGGGTATCAATCATAATGTTATTATCACCCTCACGGAGGCCCGCCCTTTCGATGCTCATGCCACCGAAACTATTTTGCGCTCTATATTTCAGACACACAGCCCCTGTGCTCAGGTTGGCCCGAGCCTGCATTAAATCAAAACTGTCTGGATTTTTGGCTTGGCTTTCCAAGGATCGCCTTAAATTATGGGCGAGATGGGCTAAATCATCCCCCCTTGTTGTGGTTTTAGTGGCGCTTGTACCTTGCCCCGATGTGGGATTATCCTTGGTAAGGAGTATCGCTGTCCCTATAAGGAACGCAACACACAAGCCCCAAAACCCAATTTTAATAACCCCATAAACAAGATTCTTGATCGTATTAAACATAAAATCTCGCGGCAAAGTTGAAAACCACCAGACCATGCCATAGCCAAAATGGAGGCGCAATAAAATTTTCTTTACTTGACTTTAACCTTTCCCCTATATAACGCTAGGTAAGGTGATCAAAACACCACACTACACGTTACTGCTACGAAAAGTTAGAGCCCACATTTTGGTTATGTCGGGAGTCGGATAATACAATACCCGCAAGGGGAATATTCCGACAGTTGTAGTGCTGTTTTGAGCTCCCGACGCATCGGGGCACGTCTACATGCCTCCTTTCAAAAGGAAACTACGACCATGACTCAATCTTTAACCCTTAAAGACAACCTTCAATTCCAAGACACTTGTCTGGAAATCTACGACATGGACGGCGCCCCTTGGCTGCAAGGTCGTGACCTTGCCGCTGCTCTTGGCTACCAGCATGAAGATGGTGTCCGACGCATCTTTGATCGCAATCAAGATGAGTTTACTCAGGACATGACCTGCACCGTCAAATTGACGGCCCAGGGTCAAAAGCGTGATGTCCGTGTTTTCTCCCCCCGTGGCTGTCACCTGATCGCTATGTTGTCCCACACCAAACGTGCCAAAGAATTCCGCAAATGGGTTTTGGATGTTCTGGACAAATACGGCAAGGAAGCGGCCCAACCCTCCCCCTTGGCCATTCAGGGAACGGTCTACGCCAAAAGCCTGCTGGAAGACGGCACCGAGGGCAACCCCGCCACGACGAAACAGGTGGGGCGTGTTCTGGGGGAATTGTCAAAGCTGGGGAAAATTCTGGATGATTTAGACGGCCACCTGTCCATTTTGAACGGGGGCATGCAGTCCCTGAACGAAACCATGAACCGTGTGGACGAGAAAATCCGCGTTTACGCCGTGGATTCCGACACCATCGCGGCGGTGGACTGGATTTTCAGCCACACCGCTGACACCCTGATGAAACACAAATCGTACAAAGACAGCACGATTCAGCGTCTGAAAGAGGAAAACGCCTCTCTGAAAAAGTCCATGAGTCTGGTCATCGCCAACCAGAACGCTGCACAATAAGGGGGTGGATCATGTTAGAACCATTCCAGTGTATCTTTATTCTGGCCTGCGCCCTATGGGCGGTGGGTCAGGTACTGCCGAACGGCACCATCCAAAACAAACTGCAAGCCACGGGCGGCATGGTCATGATGCTGATCGGGGTTATCGTCACGGGGATCATCACCGTTCCCCAATTCGATGACAAAGACACCCCCGTAACCACGTATCAGGCCACCAAAGCCTCTGTCGAGGTCGAGGACCGCGAGGCCCTAAGCCAAAGGATGCGGGAACAACAGGCCCGTTACGTCATGGACGAATTGGCCCGCCCCATGCCCATCCCGGGCCGGAGGTAGTCATGGACATCTTGCAAGTGTTTGCTGTCATCGGGCTGGTGGTGTTCACGCTGGCCCAGCAATAAAGGGGAAGGCCCTGCCAAGTGGTGGGGCCTTAATCCCGCAAAAACAGCTCCCGCTCGGCCCGACGGCGTCGGATCAGTCCCTCAAGGCGTTTTCCGCCCGCATGAATCCAGCGGTTAAATTCCCAAGCCGCCTCGTCATACCTGCGTTTATTGAGTAGGCGCAGCAGGGTAGAGGCGGCAAAAGCCCCCTCCCCGATATTAAACACAAAAGACACGAGGGCATCAAATTGGTTTTGGGTCAGGGGAACCTTAACCAACCGATCCACGGCCTGCTGGGCGTAGGTCATATCCATCATCAAAATTTGGCTTGCCCGTTGTTCTGTGATGGGTTTTTCAAAATCAGAAATGTGGGCCTTGGTAATCACGTGGCCATAGCCTATGGTCAGCTTGCCCCCCGAGCAGACGTAGCGCGTGGGGGAAAAGCCCTCAAACCGTTTTACCAGAGCAAGGGCTGTTTCGCTTATGGGACGCAGGGGTTTTGTCATTTTTTGGCCTTGATTTTTTTGTCCAGCACTGAGAGGCCCGCGCCAACGATCACCGCCGCCGCGCCTGCCAGCGTCTGCACGCCGCTTTCGTCAACATAGCCAGAGGTCACCAAAACGCCCCCCATGGTGGTGACGGTGTGGCGAATCAGCCCGAGGATAATGTCTTTCATAGTCGTGTTTCCTTTCTTTGGTTATTTTAGGCCGTATTTGGCCATCAGCGCACCGCCCATGATGGCGAGCGTGACTTTCAGAACCTCAAACATAATCCCCATGGTGGTTTGCCGGTGGGATGTGAGGTGTGTTTCTAAGCGGTCGTTCATGGCCTCCACCGCTTCTTTCAGGTGCTTTGTTTCCCGCTGGATCAGGGCAATTTGGACGGCATTGTTGGCCAGCTTTTCAAGGGCTTCGGTCTGGCGGGACAAATGCTTTTCAATGCCGCCCAGCCGTTCTTCCAAAACCGCCACGGTGATGTGAATGTCGTTTGTTGTCATGGCTGTTCTACCCGAAATTCAAAGGCTTGCACCAAAGTTTGCCCGCCGGTTGTGGTGATGGTGTTGGTGATTTTGAACGTCTGCCCCGCCGTGCCTCCGGAAAAGAGGGCTTGGGCCGTGCCATTCACGGCGTCAAAAGAGCTGTTACTGATGGTGATACCCGTTTGGCCTGTCCACGTGCTGGTGGCAATGGGATCCGATGCCCCCGTGGCCAGAATCAAACGATCGGACCAGTCGATGTAGCGGATCACGGCCTCGGTGGGGTACTTTACCGTAAACAACGTATTATTGATGTCTGTGCGAAAACTCATAAAATCCTCAGGTTTGGGGTTGTGGGTTTTTTGTAGGGGCGGTTTTTGCCCAAGACGTAAGGCCGCCTTTGGGACAACAGAACGCCGTCACTGGCCAGCGGCGGAATGTATCCCGTGGCCAACAGTGTTCCTGTGGCTGTTCCAATGACGGGGCCAAGGGTTGCGGTGGCCGTGCCTCTGATGGCCAGCGTTGCGGTGGCAACGGATGTTACGGATCCCAAAGTGACACTGCCTGACCCTGTATTGGGACCGCCGGAAAGGCTGCCTGTTCCACTGCCGGTGACAGCACCAAGGGTCTGATCCCCCGTGCCCTTGATCTGTAGGGCCCCTGTGGAGCTGCTGGTTATGGCCCCTAGGGTGACACTTCCTGATCCCGTGATAGGCGGCGTTCCTAAAACACCCGTACCTGATCCTGTGAGACTCCCAAGGGTTACAGGCCCTTGCCCTTTAATCTGCAAAGACCCTGTCGCCGTCCCTGTCAATACATCAAGCGCAACGCTGGCCGCGCCTGAAATTGATAGGGTGCCTGTTCCTGATCCTGTTATGGCCCCAAGAGTGACATTCCCCACCCCTTGGATAGGAACATTTCCTAAAGTGCCAGTGCCTGTTCCTGTTAAATCCCCAAGGGTGACGCTACCCGTTCCCGTTATGCCGCCCGTTGTAACCGCATCAATTCTGGGAACCCGAACCCGCAACATAATCAGTCACCAATGAGCGGTGGGCGTTTGGCGAATGGGTGATCGGCAATCAGGGCGGCTTCTTTCAGGCCCCACTTCCAAGCCAGATAGCCCTCAATTCGTTGCCGGATCGCATTGCTGGCAATAGATGCAAGGATTATGACTTCGGCGATGTAGCCGATAAGCGGCAGCACATTATTGCCAAGCGCGCCGATCTGCAAAGCAAAGGATGCATTGGACGCAGAGGGAGCAGTCGTTTGAATGTTGATTTGGCTCAGCGTCTTGTTGACCCGCACGAATGACCTGTTGGCGGCAGTGCCGTTATTGGGATCGGCGATGTGCGAAAGAATGACAGGCGTGTTGGCTGGCATCAGGCCGTCCGCAGACGCAGCCGACACAGACGTACTTCCACCACCCGAAACCTGGGCAAGAACCCCATTGTTTCTGGGAGCACTAGACCTGTCGTCAAACGCGATATAGGTGCCGATGTTGGCCGATGTAGCCGCATTGGTTCCCATCAAACCATAGGCCACGTTGGGATCGCTGATGTTTCCGGCCTTCCAGACGGCGAAGACACTTGAACCGTTTGTATTGTGCAAAAAATTCCATGTTGCCGCTGTGTTAATAGAGGTCAGCCATTGCGACCCGTTAAAAGACAGCACGGGCCTGCCATTTAAACCGTTTGGCGTAAAGGTAGGTTGAGTTCCACCAGTTCCCTGCGTAAAATTTCTTCCGTTCCCGCTTTTGTCACGCCATTCACTGACGCCCGTGGCAGTGCTAATCGTGGGCAGGTCATTCGCGTCCAGCCACAAAGCGGTGCGCAGCAAGTTAGGTGTCCAAAGCCTTCTTTGCAACACAGCCTCATCGTAAGGATTTAGGCCCCTAGGCATTAGACAATGTCTTCGTTAAACGGTATGACGTAAACTTCATTGCCACTGGCCGCTAAAGATACTCCAGAATTGTTTATCAAAGAAAAACGCAATGAAAACGGGTAAAGCCGAATCATAGAAATGATGTTGACCTTTGCACTTGCACCAGATGTTAAAGGTATTACGTATAAGTCACCTCCGATTTTATCAGATACATCCGTCCCATCAGATTGCGTAACCCTCAAACTAACAGAACCACCGGTTGAAGGGGTGATGCTTCCAAGCTTAAGAGTTACCGCTCCGTACAAGTCTTTATTTGTGGCGTTATCGTATGTAACGGTTGCGCTTTCAGATCCATTGGCCAAAGAGTTAAAAGCCGTGCTGGCAAAATTTGAAGACCGCGTACTTGGTGTAGTCCATTTAGCAACACTCATGCGACGGCTCCTCTCGCTAATCCCACGTCACGTGATGTGACGGGTGATAAATTATTGACTTCTGCCCATGAAGGGCGGCGGTTGGTTAACGCAATCAGGGCATCATACGTGCTTTGCGTAATAACCCCTGCACCCAAAAGGCCACTTAAAACCGCGTTAGTTTGGGTGTAAATACCAGAAAGAGACGTTCGAATTGTATTTGTCTCCTTAAAAGTGTCGCGCACAACAATACATGCGCCCCTCAAACTTTCAGGGGCCGACGTATTATCAGCCGTTAAAACAATGGCCGCCCATTCACCACTGGAAAGTAAAACCTCTTTTATATCAGAGGTGGCAACATCCTGCTTAACATAAGCCAAAGACGCATCGGGCGCATTTAACGCATCTGCGACCTCCGATTCCGTTAGGTTGTCAAACTGCGATTCCGCGACCTTGTCAATAAGGATTTGGGGGACAGACATGGCAATGCCCTCTAAGCGTTAGCATCGGTCAAAGAAAATGATGTGATGGTAAATTGCTGGCCAGTGGCAAAAGAGACGTTATCGACGGTAATATCACCACCGCCACCCGTGGCGGTTACGCTACCTTGAAGGTGACAGGTTGCTCCCGCACTGTCGTAAATACGGTAGTGCGCCGCTGTTCCTGTAGCATCCGCCGCCGTATCTTGCCATGTTCCTAAAAGAGACTTTGTCCCCCCTGATGCGTTCGACATCCAGTCACTTGGCAACGTCAATGTCGCCAATACTGTGCCAGAGTCTGCGGTACCACAGTTTGCCGGGGCGGCTCCTGTACGAATTCGGAGAATTGCTGAAGCCCCAATTGTGCTTTCAATAACATCCAAACGCGCGTTGCGAACAGCTACCGATAATTGAATCGCCATAAAAACCCCATGAAAATGTTACCTTTATAAAAAGCGTAACGTGGGCAACACCCCTGCCAAGCGGTTTTTTAAAATGCCAAAGGTCATACCTCAAAGGCATACTTTGCAGACACACCAATTTCACCATTTACGGGTCAGTTATGGGGCAGCAACGGGGTCAAAAAGGCCCTGTTTGTTTCGATAGGGAAACAAAAAAAGACGGGTATTGCCGGATAAATTGTGCTAGGAATAAAATTCCGAATCTGAGGGTCGTTGGTTCAAGTCCAATCGAGCGCACCAAGGTTTCCCGCCATATTTTCAATTTGCGCTTTTTTTAATGGGTCAGTTATGGGGCAGTTACCTTTTTTTAGGGGGCCCTTGGGATAGGTCAAAACGGCATTTGGATTAAGGCGCGGCGGGCGCGGGGTATGACTCCACCGAGCAAACTAAGCGCAAACACGCACACGGCCGCCCATGCCGCAATCTGATCTTGTGTCATCAAGGCCATGGCCAGAACGCCACCAAAGCCCTGAAAAGCAAAATCCTGTGCAGAATCTTTGAAACGTCCACCTTTGGCCAGATCATACCCTTCTTTGGTGGCGGCAAGGGCCAGAACAATACCAAGGGCGACAAAGGGCAACACCACCTCCATGATAACCGCAACGCCTGCCACCCCTAACAACCCATGACTCATCTGGTTTGTTGCCCACCCATACCAGTCACGGCCCTGATCGTCGGGGCGTTCCAACTCTTTTAAGATTGCGGTCAACCATGTCATATCAAGGCTGCCTGTCTGAAAAAGTCGTCAATTTCCTCTGGTGTTTTGTTAAAGACTGGGCCCAAAGCATCCACCATAGGATCATTGCGGGGAACGGATGTCATCATAGCCCACGTGATACGGGCGGCGGCGGCACCGCTTGGTGGCAATGTCCCAAACACCGCATCAATAGCCAAAGGGATTGTGTTACGATCGCG